CTCTATCGAAGAGCGTCTACTTTTATTACAAGGCTTAATGGACACAGATGGGTCAGCTTCAGTAAGAGGTAGCTGCTCTTTTGCAAATTGTGATGAGCAACTTGTAATAGCTACTCATGAATTAGCTGCATCACTTGGTTATAAAGTTGGAAGTATTGGAAACTACAAGACACATTGTCCTGGTTATGAGAAGGAAACTTCTTATTATTCTTTCTCTTTCTATGCCACGAGAGCACAAAGCCCATTTTTGCTACCAAGAAAGACTGCACGCCTAAAAGAGACTCTTAAGATTGTGAATGCGCGTCATATTGTTAACATCTGTGAGGTGCCTTCCGTTAGAACCAAATGTATTTCCGTCGTATCCCCAGATAAGAGCTTTCTTATCACCGAAAGCTTCATTCCGACTCATAACAGCACAGTCTATACCGAAGGTTTCCCTATCTGGCGTGCGCTTCCTTTCGGACACAGAGAAGAAGACTTCTTCACTAGCATTGGTTACTCAGATTTATATATCACCTGGATGCACCGCTGCCACAATCAAGATATTAGAATTCTGCTCGTTTCCGAGACAATCACAAATGCTGTGAAGCTTGGAGTTAAAGTCGCTGGGCATTATGAAAACACTGAGCATCTTAGAAAGCTCTTCCCAGAGATTATGCCGACGGCTAAAGAAACTTGGACTAAGGATTCTCTCCACCAGCATAGAACTCCAGCCGGACGTTCCCACGGTGAGGGAACATACGATTTCATCGGTGTCGGTGCGGCTTTGCAGTCTCGGCATTATGACGTAGTCGTAGAAGACGATCTTGTAGGCCGCGAAGCTCGTAAGTCCTCCATCGTCATGGCGGATACAATCGACTACCATCAAGTCCTTGTAGGAGCAACTGATCGCAATCCCGACAATCCCGGACGTGATTTTGACGAAATTGTAGTAGGTAATCGCTGGAGCCATGACGATCTTAACTCTCATATTAGAGCCGAGGAACCTTATTTCAACTGGACTACTCATTCTGCTTTGGGTGGTTGCTGCTCTCTGCATCCTTTCGGAAATGTGATTTTTCCTGAAGAATGGTCTAAAGAGCTTCTACTCAAATGGAAACGCCGGCTAGGTTCATATCATTTTAGCTGCCAATTCCTTAATTTTCCAATCGACCCTAGTAAAGTCAAAATCAATCTATCTGACTTTCGCTACTTCCATCTCGATCGTATCAACAATGCCATCTCAATTCCTAAAGAACTTCCTGCTCACAAGGCTAGACTCTTTGAAGTTGCGCCTGTTGCACAGTTTCGTTCAGTGCTTCGTCACCACGTTGCTGATGGTGACGTCGAGCCGGATGTGTATGTACTCTCTCCTTCTTACGATCGTTATATGGTCATAGACCCGAACCACGGTGGATCACACATGGGTCAGGATGTAGGAAAAGATGGACGTTGCCGGCACGCTCTTGCTGTGACAGGAGTGAGCCGCAATCCACGTCGAGTTCATGTTCTTGATGAATGGGCTGAAGCATGTGGACCAAAGCAATTTGTAGAACGTATCTTCTTCTATGCTATCAAATGGAAACTACGCAAGGTCTATGTTGAAGCTGTTGCAGCACAGAAGTATCTACTCTATCATCTGAATGTATTTGTCGAAGACCATAAGTATGATCGGCCTGAACTTGCTGGAATTACATTTCTACCACTGAAGACCCCAAACAATGCCGGAGCAAAGCAAGAACGCATTGAGAACTTCATCCCTATGATCGAGGCACATGAGATATGGCTGAATGCTAATAACTGTACAAAGATCAAAGAAGAAGCTGAGATGTATGGGCAGCGAAAAGGATTAATTGATCTACTCGATGTACTCAGCTATGGCCCTCAAGTATGGAAGTTTGACGTTGTTTCTCAGGAGAAAGTTGATGGTTTCATGCAAAAACAGCGTGCTCAGTTTATTCGCCGTATGACAGCTGCGACTTCATGATATGGGAGAAATGGAGCTATCAAATACTGCTGAATTTGCAAATGCCCATACGCTCGCGAAAGAGATAGAGCGTTTAACTAAAGAGCGTGATGCACTCGCAAAAGAGCGTGAGGATGCTCAAACAAAGTTGCTTGAGTCTCATAGTGAAGCGCTTGACGTAGTGAAAAAAACACTTCTCACGGTAGAGATTCAGACTAGGTGCGTAGCTGAGCTAGGTAAAAGGGTAGCTCAGTTAGAGCGATGGAAAGCTTTTGTAGCAGGCGTCGCAGCTGCATTCACAATGATTGGCGGAACAGTTGGATTTATCATTGGCCTAGTCACAAGGCACTAAAAGTAAAGGAAGCGAATGCCCTATCAACCACCCACACTCGTAGACTCCTCAGAGATCGGTCCTGACGCTTATCAGGAGATTTGTGATTTTGTGCGCGACAAGATAGCTCATCTTGATCGGCGGCTTGAGACTTTTCGCACTGAGAAGCTGCCGGAGTATGTTCGACTGTACAAAGCTCGTCCAAAGAATGAGAGTGTAGACTGGCCTTGGCCTGGTGCCGCGAATCTTGTAATCCCAATCATCGGCACAAGCAGTGACGAACTTCTCGCTCGTGTACAAGCCGGAATCTGGATGTATGATCCACTATGGTCAGCTACTATGAGTGGGGACATTCCTACTAAAGATGGTGAGGAACTTAAACAGATTCTTCAAAACTTCCTCATGGATATGGCATATGATCCGGCAGAACTTGATCTCTATCGAGTCTCTCAGAGTGCTAACCACTCTGCTATCAAATATGGAACTGGTGTCATCTACACTCCATACGAGTATGAGGAAGAGGTAGAGCGAATCTATATCGGTGGCGGATTAGACTCAGGCTCAAAAGTTCAATCAAAAGAGCATACTTTCACCAAATTTGATGGTCCGCATCCAGAACTTCTCCCATTGAATCGTTTTGGTTTTGACCCATCGGTTCCTAAGCTTGAGAATATGAAACTCTTTTACCACATAGATTCTCTTGATATGTGGGCACTTCAGGATCTCAGAGCTAAAAGTCCTTACTACAAGCAAAAAGATCTTGACGAACTCCTTATGCAGCCTGATGCAGTCCAAGAAACTGAGATGGAACGGGAGATCAATTCTCAGTTTGGAATCGAAAGTTCCGGTTGTGACTCTGGTGCGGCGCGCTGGTATATCTACACTGTCTGGTTCTCCTACATCATAGGAGGTCATAAGTATTCTTTCCAGTGTAAATACCACAAACGCTCAGAACGAATTCTCTGGATAGCTTTCAATAACTATCCAAAGAACATGCTACCATATCAGGACATGAAATTAGCCTACGATGATGAGTCTTATCTTGGCACTGGGTTTGCTGAGATGATTCACATGATTCAAAAAGAAGTTTCTAATAACAACAACTGGCGGACAAACAATCGTAACTACGCTATGCTTGGAGCTTGGCGAGTTGATCCTGAGAGTAAGCTCTCTTCGATGCTTGATATTTTCCCAGGCGTAGGAATTCCAGCACGTCAAGGAGAGGTTGAGTATTTTAAAACTGGAGCTGATATTGGTTACTCAGATGGGCCAGATCAGTTCCACATGGCTATAGCTAAAGAGCGTACAGGTGTTGATCCGGCGTCAGGTGGTACTGGTGGAGGTATTGTTAATCCTAAGCGGGGCATCTATAGCGCTGCCGGAACTAGTATGGTTATGGCCCAGGCTAATAACAGAAACAACCTACGCACTGGTGACATGCGTTCTGCCCACACTAAGCTTGGATTGAAGTTCTTAACTCTCTACTCGAACTTTGGCATTGGTGAAAAACTTAGAGCTTACGGCAACGACGGGGCAAAACTCAGGAAAGCTTTTGAGCTTTATAAAGCTGGTACTCTTGGTCTTCGGCTTCGTCCTTCTAGTGCTAGCATGAACAAAGAGATGGAACGTCAGAATGATATTCTTCTCTCAGACAGGCTTGACCGTTACTATCAATCTCAAGCTCAGATTCTTCAAGCAATTCAAACACCCGGAATACCTGAGCCGTTGAAGCAGTATTATTTTGACATGCTTCTAGCAACGAAAGCAACTATGCAATCGTTGTTGAGGAACTTTAACAAGGACAACACTGAAACAGTTCTTCCAGATGTTGCCAAGATCATAACCGCATTTCAACAGCAAGCAGGAGCAGGAAATGGAAATCAAGACAGTAGGGGATCTAATCCCGTATCACAAATCCCTTCAGGAATTATGGCACAAGGAGGAGTTCCAGCCGGTGCTGGAGTTAGTCAAGAGCCTGCATCAGGATGAGGTCAACGCAATTCAGACTGCTAACTTGAACGAGCCAGCTGAGAGACTTGCACTTCAGCTAGCTGTGATACAGGTAAGATTGAAAGTCTATAACTTCATTTTTAATCTTCCTGACATTATCCAGACGGCTAAAGAACAACTTGAAGTCAATGAGATCAAAAAGTCCAGATTTGGACAAGCTCAAGAAAGGAGTGAGATTTAATGGCACGATTTCCGTGGCAACGTGATGAGGAACCAGTTGTAACTAAAGATCCAGCTCTTTCTGAAGAGCTGATGATCCAGATCAAAACCGGAGCTGAAGGTGCAGCTAAGATTCCTAAACTTGAAGAAATGTTGATTGGCCTCACGAGCATTGTACAGGCTGATAAAGCTGATCGTGACAGGGCAAAGGCTGAAGCAGCAGCAGAGCGTGCAAGAGTGGCCGGAACGTCACGTGATGAGCAGACTAATGCTGAGATTGAGGAATTGATTCTCACTAATCCTCGTGAGGCTATTCGTAGAGCTACAGAGGGGCAAACTCTTGCTATCAAAGCAGTTCATGCTGATAACGTCCGGCGCGAGGTTTTTGAGGATCAGGATAAGTTTAAGTATTATTCTGGTGAGATCAAACGTGAGGTCGATGCACTGCTTGCTGGTCAAACTGTAGATTTTCGGCTTAGCCCTCAGAATATTGAAAACTGCTATCACACAGTGCTTGGAAAGCATACAGATGAGATAGCAGAAGGAAAACTCAAATCTCGATTTGCTGGTGTTGAGAATGGTGGTCGTGGAACAAGTACAGGTAGCGCCGGTGATTCTGGTTCTGGCGGGCGTGAGAAGACTGCACTTGATGCTGAGACTTCAGCTGATGTTCGTAAAGCAGCAAAGCAATGTGGTTTGAAGTATGAAGACTATGTTGAACTCTTAGAGAAAGAGGGTGTGATCTAATGCCTGAGATTGACCATAAAATGCCTATTTCTGGCACTCTGACGGATAAAGCCAAGGCTGTTACAGCTGTTCTAGCTGATCCGACAATCTCTGACGATCAGCTAGAAGCTGCGGTTAAGGCAGTTCTGCAAAAACATCAAGCAGAACGTGCTGAAGCTGCACAGCCTAAAGAGCCTAATTGGGCTACTTTGACTGAGCCTCAGGCTTATGCTAATGACATTTACATTCCTACGATTGAGCATGAACTCCCAGACTACATGAACATCAAGCTCAAAGATCCTGAATATGAGGTTGTCTGGGCTTCTAGGGATCAACGTAGAGTTGGACAACTTCTTGCTACTGGTTATGAGATGCTCACTAAAGAGCATGTTCATCCAGATTTCAAGCTTCCTTTGATTTTTGACTCTGAAGGAATGTACACATACATTGATGTTGTTGCAATGCGTGTGCATAAACGTATTCTCTACGGCAAACGTCGCAAGGCTCTTCAGGTTTCTCTGGATCAACTTGCTAACCGCAATCGTCCACCGCGAGTGAGAGTGAAAGACTCGTATAATCTTTCTGAACCCTTCACACCTGGTACTGGTCAGTCATTGTATTCTGACATAGTTTAACCTCAACCGAAGTGTAGCAGGCACTTCCTAACTAAGAATAAGGAGTTTATCAATGGCTGGAGCGAATCTTACTACTCATCAGTCCATCCTTCAGGTTCAGAATAGATCAAACACGACACCGTTTACTTTGGCTCAACCTGAAGCGGCTGGACAAACTTTTCTTAGCGGAGTGCCTGTGCAGCTGAATGGTGCAGGTTATGTTCAACAGTGGGATGGGGCTACAGTTACAGCTGGAATCTTAGGTGTTTCTGAGTCTTTTGGATTGAACCTTGGTTCAGCTGGTGCTGGTGCTCCTGTACCACCTTTTGGTGGAATTACAGGCAACATCGCTATTCAAACTTGGGGTTCTGTTCCTAATCAACCTCTTGGTGTTAATATAGCACTAGGGACTCCGGTATCTGATGGCCGGACGCTTTACATGGATCCCAATCAGGATGATATTTTCCAAGCTTTATATGACAACTCCACTGGCACTGTGGCAGCTAACTGGACTCCAACTCAGGCGAATATCGGTCTGACATATGGATTGACCAAAGATGCTAATGGTTATTGGTATGTTGACGGTGGTAAGACTGGAGCTTCTGCTGTAGTTCAGATCATAGGACTTCCATACGGCTCTTATCTTAACGCACCTGTTATATTTGTTTTTCTAACTGCTGCTATCCAAGTAGCCTAAGGAGTCCTATATGCCCCAAGTACGAGCTAACTTTGCACAGCTTATGCAACCTGGACTGAGAAAGATTTATTTCGACGGCCTTGATAACGCACTTAAAGCCTCTGATTATCCGAAGATTTTTCATGAGTCAGACTCGGATTCTGCATATGAGCAAGAACTTGAAATGGCCGGATTGTCGGTTTTGCTTGAGAGGCCTGAAAATGCTTCAACCTACTACACTGAAATGAAGCAGGGTGCTTCTAAACGTGTAGAGCCGTTGACCTACTCTCTGGGTATTCGTACATCTAAAGAACTGTACGATGATGATAAATACGGTATTGTTGGCAAGAAAGGGCCGACTCTGCTAGCACGTTCTTCGGCTTTCACTAAGGAAATGATTGCTTGGAATGTGTTCAACCAAGGTTTCACATCCGCGGTAACTACATTTGATGGGAATCCACTTTTCTATAACCAACACGCTCTCCTTGGTGGAGCACAAGCTACTCAGATTGCTCCTGGTGCCGCTGGTGTCATCTCCGCACCGGGAACTTATCCTAATCGTCCTGCTGTAGACGTTGACTTTTCTGTGGCCGGACTGCAATTGGCTACTAACCACGCTGCCCGTATGATTGACAACATGGGCTTCCCTATTCGCTTGCGTTGGATCAATCTTGTCACTCCTCCTGAACTTCGTTTCCTAGTTCGTGAGATTCTTGGTTCTCCGGGCAAGCCTTACACGGGAGATAATACCATTAACTCCCTGCTACCTGAAGACTACAAGAACATCGAAGTTCCTTGGCTCAACTCTCCTAGTGCATGGTTCCTAGTCGCTGATAAGCAAGATCATGCTCTTGAAGTTATCAATCGTGAATCTCCTACTACGGCTTTTGATGATGACTTTGACACTGATGCTATCAAGCAGAAGACTCGTATGAGAGTTGCAGCTTGGTGCCCACGGTGGCAGGGAGTTTGGGGGACTCAGGGACCCTAGTAAGGTCTCTAACGATGTTACTAGGATAGAATCTTATCCTAGTCACTGGTAGGAAGTTCTTTAAGCCACCTGCTCCCTTGGGGGACTTCCTACTATAAACTTCAGAAAGCTAGGTCTTTATCATGGGTTTTGCATCAACTGGAATCAAACATACACATCTCACTGGTCCTTGGCGCTATTGTGCTAGATGTGATGTGAAGACAAAAATAGCAGCTATGAAATGGGAACGTGGACTTTTGCTTTGCAAGAAGTGCCAAGATTCAAACTCTCGCAGAGGTCCAGGTCTTCTTGGAGAACGTGATGTGAAGATAGCACAAGTTCTCTCTGACGGTAAAGAAGAGTTTGCACCAGTTGAGAAACTTAGACACCCAGACTTTGCTGAGGAAATAGAAGACTTTTTGGTTTAGCTGAAAGGAGTTTCAATGTCAGGTACAGATGGTTACATCACACAGGATTTGCCTAATCCTGATCTTCAATTGTTCAGGGGTCCATCAGATTTTGTAGACACATCCGGCTTTGCTACATACACACAGAGCGGTGGCCTATACTATCTACATGTTCCCGCCACAGACGCAGCTACGTTTATAACTGATGCGTTGATTTTTTCTCGTACAGGATTCTATCCAACAACTGCATCTGCACAGGAGCAGTATGGCACTTCACTATCCCTGCCTGGACCTCAGAAGTCACTGCCAAACAGTGGTGATCCTGACGGACTGAGTCCTGGCTATCCACCAATTCTAGCTAATCAAATGGCAACTCTAGGCTATATCCGGCGTGGCCCAGTAGCTAAAGGAATGATGCTCACTTCGATAGATGTAATCTATCGAGTAAACGCTGTTGCAGCAACTCTTGGAACTTGTTCAATCACTGCTGTCGCCTTTGTCTCTGGCTCCGCTCCGGTTATCACAAACGTCATTCCACTTGGTGCTAATGGGCTAACTCTTGCTGCTAGCGCTAATCCTTATGTGATAACCATACCAGTCACCAGCCCTGCTTTTTTGGTTACTCCTGATATGGAGATTATTGACAATGTAAACTTCACCGCAGGTGCTGGTGGCACTGTTGATTTCTTTGGCCTTACAGCACACTACTCTTACAACTTCAACTAAGAAAGGAGTCTTGAATGGCTAATGATTTCACAGGACGTATCTGGAGAATCACTACGACAGGAACAACTCCTTTTGGGACAACGAATTTCAAGATCAAAGGTGGTTCTTGGACTGGTGGAGTTTCTGGTAATACTTTCACCATCACAGATGAAGCCGGAAGAACTTATACTTGGACTTTTCCAACTACAGCAGAGCAGGTGACTTTCCAAGAACTTGGCTGGCTGTCTGGGCCTGTTACATTTGGTGGTACTTTTGTGGGTGAGATTGACTTGTATCTTGGAACAAAGTAAGAACTAAGGAGCTTCTAATGGGTGCTATCAAAGAGACTAAACTCGCTAACGGTAATGTAGGACTTGAGATTACCT